TCCAGCATCTCCACCCCACGCATCCCAAGCCACACGACCCGGTGATGGAAATCCTTTTTCCCCTTGACTAAATCCCTCTGCTTTTTTATCAACTTCGTGGCGAGCAAAGAAACTCACCATACGCATAATAGTATCGCGTGATAATCCTTCTCGTCTCGAAAGTTGTCCTGCTCTAGTACGACCCGTACTTGTAAATCCATCTCCTGCGTGTCCGTCAGCGATCCAACCGAGAGCGCGTTTAGCGGCTTCGGCTACACCTGCTGGTGGTACGAAAGTTTCTGACATTTGTTAAGCGGAATATACGAGACAGACTGCACCGGTAGTTGTGCCAGCGGTTGAAATTGCATAGATAGATTCATTTCCGTGCATCCAGATTTGCACAGTTGCACCCGGAGCGAGAATCTGACCACCATTAGCACCTGATGCGACAGTAATTAAATTATCGCCAAGATAAACAGGCGCACTATCGCGGTTCTGAATTTGGACTGCTACATAACCAACACCATTTGGAAGGGTAACGAGCAAGGTTGGATTTGTGCCGACTGTGACATTGATATGGTTAAGAGCCATTGGATTCCTTCTCTCGGATTATCGTGTAATTGTAATGCTTTTATTCGTCAGTTGCTTGATCGTCTGAGTTATCAGAACTGCTCGAAGGTTCAGGTGGTACGCCCATCGTAGAGCATCGACAGTTTGGATGAACGGGCAGATCATCGGCACCTAGTCCATTACTGAACTCACCATCGACATCGGTGATCTCGCCATCGATATCGCACTCCTCATCCTCGGGATCAGAAGCGACCCATTGGATTTGTTCAACACCCAAAGCGGCGTACGAATCAACTGCGGCGGCATTAGCGGCTCGAGATCCCTCAGTCAGCGCAATCATTAGAGAACGCTCTGGCGATCCGACTACATCTTTTAACATTGTTGAAAGAGTTGTTGGGCTTGCACCAATAGAGAAACCTTCGGCAAGGCGGCTACCGATTTGGTCATAAGTTGTGGTGTTAAGGGTTTGTGTGGTGAGCGTAATCTTTCCAAGCAGTTTTTCTAATCCGCCCGGTGGTTTCAATAAAGCCTCTGCTGCAAAGTTGCCCGGTTCCCATTTATCCCATTGAATCGCATTCTCGAGTATCTCATTAGCCCAAGCCACCGAATCCCAGTTATGAGTTGGTTTTTTCTCTGCCTTCTTCGATCTTAACGCGGCACCATAAGCGTCAAAAGTTGAAGCGATACCAGTCACATACATATCGGCGTAATGTTGGCGAAGCGCAGACTTTAGAGCATCGTTATTGAGAGTGACATTGTGCATCGCCCACGCTCTAGCCCGAGCGCGATCTTGAGAAATGAACTCGCTAACAGTCGGATGCGTGTGTAGGTAATCCAGAACGATCTTTTTAGCATCAACACTTTGCTGCAGAGCGGCTCGAATTTTAAGAGCCGCTCCTTGAGCAATTCGCCCATCGACTTGATGAACGCCAAGCATTATGCGATATACGCCTTCGCTAGCGATCGAGCAGTTTCCATATCACCATCGAAAGCGCAACGATTCAGAGCATCCGCCACGATTGGATCTAGAGCTTTGAATTCAAAATCTCTACGAGCGGCGTTTCCTTTCTTAGCCCACTTCAAGAACGCTTTGACCTCTGCGCTCGCGGCTTTAGCCATATCGGGAGTACCAACCCATACAGGGACTTGATCCATTCCTAAGAGCCACATTGCAAAGAGGCGGTGGTGCCCATCAATGATGATTTGCTTTTCGCCATCGTCATATACGAGCGGATAATTACGGAAAGGCTTGAGAGATTGACCCATCGCCTTAATACGATCGGCAACCTTTTCACGATCCATAACTGTGTCAGTCGCAACGAGATCTTTGACATTTACGAGAGTGAGTTTGGCTTTCTGCCAGACATCGGGATCGACCACGATTTGTTCTGTTGTGGGCCAAGGGCTTTCAACGAAGTCTTGAGGATCATCTTCGGTTTCTACTGCATCACCGGCAGGGTTGGGCAGTACAAACAATCGAGAAAGAGCGGCTTCGGCTTCTAGCATTGAAGGAACGCCAGCCTTTTGATAATCCGCTTCCTGTGAGGTTTGAGTGTTAGGTTCTGAATTCTGACTGTCAGTTTTTGGCTCTGAATCTGGCTCTGAATTTGGCTCTGAATCTGGTTCAGTTTTAACTGGAGCCAAAGGATCAACATCATCTGACACATCTTCAAGACCCGGTGTTGGTGCGGCGGCGTTTACGATTCCCTCTGGAGTGAATAGATAAACACCATTGCCCGCAACAAGGATTGGCTGATCAGCGGCAGGAGTATCTAGCAAAGGCAAGCCAAGTTCGCTACGGCGTTCGTTCAGAGTCTTTGTTCCGCCACGAACTTCAAGATCAGACTTCTTTGCCATTTGTTCGTTGTCGCGGATCTCGCCGACCATAAACTTAAACTCAAGTTCGCGTGGCATTCCAAGATATGTGTAAGAAAGGTTTGTAAGCATCTTGGAAATCCATTGGACTAGCGGAGCAACGCCGATAGATTGAGCCGCTTCAGCTTCTCCCTCTTGGTGACCCGAAGCACCTAATCCACCTTTAGCGGAAAATCCGATTTCAGTAGGCAGTACGCCAAAGTGACCTGTGATCGAAGTGATCAGATACTCGTCAAGATTTGATTTGAACTTCTCGCCGTAACCTTCATAGAACTGTGGCTTCAAACCAGAAGGCAAGATCAAAGCGCGCTTGCGTTGCTCAGTCTGTCCAGCAAGGTTGTCATTAATAATGTTTTCGTATTGCTTCATTACAAGCGGATCGTTACCGAAGTCTGCATCCGATGTAAGCATCATCTCTGGAGATACGCCATCTGTGTATTCAGCGCGTAGCCATTGCTGACGGCGTAAGTAAAGATCAGCCAAAGGCAAGCAACGCTCAACCGGTGATGATCCATAGACTGAGTTAGCGCGGCGGTTGCGGATGAGATAAGTCAGATCGTCAGAAGTGAACTCACCATCGGCAGTAATATCATCCGAGTTTGCTTGGAACTCAGAGCGTGGGAAGCCGTAAAGAATTTGCTGGTATGCAGGTTGCGGTGGCATTGGGCGCATTCCACGATCGTCTAGCAAAGGCTTAATCGTAGAGCCGTCAAGGATTTGCAGTCCGTATAGATCTCCGCCAACTGTGCGTTGAGGCCAAATAGCCCAAGCATCGAGAACAAGGATTTCCTCAAGCGACATCATCATCCAGTCAATGAATGTGAGTCCGTTAGCCTTGTCTGGGTTTTCCCAAAATGTGCGAACGCGATAGATCTCGTCTGAGAACTTAGAGCGAGCCTGACTCATAGCGCGAGTGTGATCTCCACCGATCTCGGCAATAATCTTTTCGCTTGCATCTTCAGCGATAGTGATGTCCCAGTCGAGTCCTGAAATCTTAGCCTTGAGAACTTCTATGCAACGGCGAACAATATCGATCTGCTCAGCGGCTCCGCGTAGTGTGTCGAATGGAACGAGCTTCTGTGCGGTTCCAATGTTAATGTTTTGCGCAACTTGGTATTCGTAACGGCGTGGATCTGCACGACCATCATCACGAAGCGGGTTAATTGCACCCGGCATAATTGGAGTACCCGGACCAAAGGGAACGCCAGAAAGAATTGGGTTTCGAGGTAGCGGAGTCTGTTGTCCGTAAGTGTTCTGAGTATTCGCATCACGCATTTGTTGCTCCGTCATTACGACTGAGCCCGCTGGCAAATTACTGTTCGGTGCCTTCTCAATTTGTTGTGCTACTGCTTTTGCAAGACGGTCGATCAGACCCATAGTGTCCCCTTAGTTATGCCCCTTGTAAATCAGGCTGGTGTAATGATAGCGGTATTGCAACGCGGGCAAAAGCGAGTGCCTTTAACAAGAGGCAATCTACACGATGGACAAAAGTCTGCCATTGCCGCAAGTGATCGCAACGCATTAGATCCACTCATCAAATCTGATACTGCCCACACCATCGCATCCATACGATCGGGTGACTTATCGCTATCAGGTTCCCAAGTAACAAGTTGATCTTCTAGTTGCGAGAAGTTATTGCCAACCATATGTAAACGCAACTGCTCAGATAGCGCAGATATAGGCTCAGCACGGACTCGCTTGCCTCGAGAGGCGTGAACTTTGCGATAAGGCACCGAAGCATCGACCTGCCTTAAAAGGCTTTCGATCATATCGCCGCCGTTGTTGGCTTCGCCGATAACTCGATCGCACTTATATTTGCGATACATCTCGATCGCCTTACGCGCCCAGTTCTCAGGTGTGCCACGCATCGAAGCATCTTCAAGGATGTAGTAATGCCCGTCTGGTGTTGCGCCAGCGACAACGATTCCAGTTTCGTCTGAGCCTTCGCCACTTGTTACGGCAGGGTCAATAGCGACTACAACTCTAAAGTAAGGCGGCGCATCTTCAGGCTTGATACGAGCATCTTCGATTAGTTGACGAGTCCACAGAGCTGAGTCTGACTCAGTAAGCAATTCGCCGTATAACTCTTGTCTGCCCATACGAGTACCTGCATAACGAGCCTGTAACTCCAACAAGGCTTGCGGTGCCAGATTAGCGGCGTTATCGAAGGTCGAGCCTCTGACTATCTTCACGCTTCCGTCTGTGCGGCTTACTAGATTACGAATCAGCGAAACAGGTCGTGGCGTTGTAGTGATAACAGTTCGAGGATGGCTTCCAAGGCGCATACCAAACTGAAGTTGATCCCAAGTATCGGGATAACGCCAAGCGGCTAACTCATCGCACCAAGCCCCATGATGTTGTGGGCCACGCAAGCGGTCAGGTTCATCGGCTGAAAAGAGTTTAATCTTAGAGCCGTTTTTTAGAGTGATTGAGCCTTGAGAACGGTTGTAATCTAAAAGTGAACCATAAGTTCTAAGAATGTTAATAATGCCTGATTCACCCTCAGCGCATACATCTCTCACATCGCCGAAAGTAGGAGCGACAATAGCCCAACGCGTGTCGTTGTTCGTTGATGCTTCCCACGCTAACCATTCCGCAGCAGTTCGAGTCTTACCCGCACCTCGTCCGGCTAAATAAAGATAGATAGACCAATCTTCTTCGTCACTCGGTAACTGCTCCGGGCGCGCTAGTTCCTTCTCCCAAGAGAACCTGCGCATCCTCAATCTCTCGTACTTGTCGGATAAGTTGTTTTGTGCTTTCTCGTAGGTAGATTCCATCGTATGTAGTCACCTCCACCTCGGTCTTGACTGGCGTATCTATGCCGAACATCTTGGCATCCCGCTCTAATAACTTGATCATAACCTTAATCGCCTCTAAATCGCCACGCTCGACTGCGGGCCATATCGCCAAAAGAGCTGCATCAAGTCTTTCTTTATGTAGTTCGCGTAATTCGCTTGTTAGCGTTTCATCCTTCGTGCGATTGACATAACGCTTGAACGCGGCTCGCGCACCAGATTCATTTGCATAATCTAACTTGTCGGCGATTTGCTGAAATGTCGCACCAGCAACGCGATATTGCCAAACCTTTAACTCACGCTCAAATGTTTCGTGATCTAGTTTGACGATATTCGTAATGTTTTCACTCATATTCGCATTACGATCTTTGAGCGGTTGGCAAGGATTGCACTTGCCCCTCGATACCGGAAGTATCGCGGCTCACTATTGAGCCTTCAACCGCAGATGGGTAGGGCAAAGATAGCGCACTCACAAGTTTTCGCATATTTCTGTCCAACGGGTATAAATAGCGATGCTTTGACGAGCCTTTGACCTCTTGAGCGTTAGGGTCTAAAACCTGTTGTGCCCAGATCAAGGCGTTTTTAGCATTTGTCTGAATTGGGTGAGATTTACGCTTGGCTCTAAGCGATCTGCCGTGTATGCGCTCGCCGTTAACGATGTATTCGTCAGCTGACTGAGAGCATCCGTTGTAAATCCAGTTTCCCGCTTGATAGATGCCGCCCTTGTGATTCTGCTCAGGGTCAGCAAAACTAATGATCAAGCGAATTCCGGGGTTTTCTTTCTTCAACTGTTTGATACTTTGAGCCACGATTTGGCTGACAGTCGCTTCGTGTTTAGTTAGCGCGACTCGTACAAGTTCGCATATCTCGATTTGCTCTAAGCCGTAAGGTTTGCCTAAGTCTTTATTCGCGCCTCTGCCATAGATTACTGCACCGATGAACTTGTCGTTTTCCCATACGCCATACTTCACAAGTTTGCCAGCGGGCATCGCTTGAGAATAATGCCAATTCATTACGGCATATTTGGCGGCATCAAATGAACAAGGTGCAATAACTAAACTCATACAGGTTCGATCTCGCCTTTTTTGCCTACGCGCCACTCAAATGAGCATTGAGGACACATATTTGATGCGCTTTGATCTAAACGAGGTTGCTCTGCATCTTCTGGCTTGAAATCAGGCAATTCGATCTTGTCAAAGCCCAGTAGATCGATGCTCCAGCCTAAATCGCTCAGTTCGTCTAATTGCTTTGAAAGCGTAATTTGATCCCATTCAGCCAATTCGGAAGATCGGTTATCGGCTAGGGCATAGGCTTTGGCGGTTTCAGCATCCCAATCACTTGGGCATTGGCTTACGGCAATCTCAGTCCAACCAAGCAACTTAGCGGCTTCAAGCGTTCCGTTACCGGCGATAACTACGCCGTTATGCACGACTATCGGTTTGCGTTGTCCAAATTTATTTAGACTTGCGGCGATCGCATCAAGATTACGCTTTGAGTGTTTCCGAGCGTTCTGTGGATCGAGTATCAAACTGTCGATCGTTACTGTTTCCAATTTCATTCAGCGCCTCTAATCTTGCATCAAGTAGTGAATCCATCTCACCCATCAAAAAAACCTTCCTCTGATGAGTGAGTCTATTTCCATAGCGATCCTTCAATAATTCGGCAAGGTGAGCAATTGCTTCATCTATGTCAGCAATCGTAATCTCATCCTTATCGATAATCATAGGTATCATTTTAGCGTTTACGAGCTTGGCGTTTTTCCTTATACGCTCTTACATCATCTGCGCGATAAAAAACGGCTTTGCCTTCACGCTTCACCCAAGCAATTGTTTTGCGAAATTGCAGTTGGCGTAAATTGTTCATCGTAATCTCTAAGTGTTCAATTACTTGTTGAGATGTCCAAAGTTCCTCTACCACGCTGGCACATCCTGAACTGAATCTGTAAATCCTTGAGATCCGCTAGCAGACTTTTTAGGCTTGATATAAAAATCAGTTCCAGCGATTTCAAGGCTTGTCTTAGTTTCGCCATCTTTTGTCTTGTAAGTTGATTGGCTTAAACGACCAACAACGGCAATTCGATCGCCCTTTTTAAGATTGTCAATAACAAGATCTGACTTAGCATTCCAGAACGCTACGCGGAACCAGATTGTTTCGCCATCTTCGTACTGTCCGTTTACTTTCTTGCGAGGTGTATGAGCCAAAGAGAATGATGCGAGAACTTCATCTTTGAGCATTTTAATCTCTGGATCTGAACCTAAATTGCCTTCAATCATAATTTGATTCATTGAGCTGCCTTTCTTGTTTGGATTGCTTACATTACACCGATTCGATGCTTCCGTCATTTTTCAAAAGTACCCAGTTGCCATCAGGTTGCAGGAAGGGTTCAGTTTCCGGATCGCTCCAACTGCTCACCATCCAACCCTTGTCGGTAGCAATAGACGGATTTTTGTGTATTGAGTCAGTACCAAGGTTGTGACATTCGTGATGAATACGAATCAAGTTAGAAACTGAATCTTTCCCGCCTCGGGATTTTAATTTTCTATGATGTAGAGCCATAGAGTCAAAAGCGGGGTTACCGCAGGTTTCGCAGTAATTCCCCGCTCTTGCCTCTACGAGCGCAACAATCTTTTGATCCACTTAATACCAGCCAAATCTCTTTTCGTGTTTCCACGCGGCGCAAGGTGTGCCGTAACGAGCTGAAATATAGCGTAAGCCATAATCAACTTGCAGAATCGAATTGGCAGTTTTGTGAACTTTGTAATTGCCCCAAGTTGTAGGCAAAAACTGAGCAATGCCGTACGCACCCGAAGATTTGTTTAAGGCTTTCGGATTCCAATGCGATTCTTGCTTCCAGAGTTTATCAAGGCAAGAAAATTGACTCGAACTCGGCACTTGCATTTGTGCGTACAGTCGAGGGTGCATTAAAAACGAAATACTTTCTTTCGGTGCAAAAGCGGCTTGCGCTCCTACCGACTGGCAAGATCCCACCAAAAAGGCTACTAAAAGGATCTTACCCCAAGCCCTTATCGGGCTACCTTACCCCGTTCTGAACAGAAGGAGCAGACAGTAGCCACCCAGAGTTGAACACCGCATCCGCGGCAACGCATAACTTGTGAATCGTCCATTTTCATACATCCTTTCGGGAGATAGCGGACAGAATTAGTTTACCTGCTATTTGCTTCCGCCCCAACCGGTGCCCTTGAAAGACACGCCGAAGGGTGAAAATACGCGCTCAACTTTCCCGCAACATTCAGGAGCTTCAGGCGTTTCGTATATCGAAGCAATGACCTCAAAGTGATCTTCGCAATTTGTACATTTGTATTCATAAGTTGGCATTTGGCACCTTCATATGTAGATTTATTTTGTGTTGATACATTAACTGGTTGTCTGGTGCTTTCACAATTACTCCATCGACAATATAACCATCGGTGTTAATTTCGTGAACGATCCGATAGTCGCAATCAAATTCTTCGCACACTTCAATAATTGTCACGCCAACTCCTTCTCAATGGCTTGGATGGTAGGGCAGGGATAAAAAAGTTGATAAGCACCTTCGTTTGTCCATTGTTCGCAAGCATTACAACCTTCTGTCGAATCAGGCTTATGCAATTCCACTACTGCGCGAAGGGCTAAAAGATAAGGAACTACCTCTGTAAACCGTTCTTGATCTTCATACCAATTGCAAACTTCACTAACATCTAACAGCAATTCATCGTGTGTCATTGCAACTCCTTCTCAATAGTTTGAATTGTTAGACACGGGTAAGCGATGTGTTTGTTCAAAGTAGTGCAAGTTTTGCATAGTCCAAAATATGATTTATGCAGCTCTACTACTGCGCGAAGGGCGGGATATACATCAGTTCGTGCAGAAATTTCTGCAACTAGATCTTCAAGTCTGTTTATCTCTGCCAACAATTCATTGTTGTTCATTATCGCTCACAATCATCATCACGACTGCCGTGTTCTTTGCAGAAGTAGTAACGCTTCCCATAATCCGATGAACAATGCGGGCAATTCTCAATACCATCGATCATAACTTTTTGGCTATCTCGATATTCCATTCCGCAATCAAGGCAATAAGCTAGACCTTCTGCCCAAGCATTCACCCAGTAGCGATGAAAAGCGATTTGCGTGTTAGTAAATGCATCTTCTATGAAACTCATATTCCGATACATTTCTCTGAACTGCCCCAGCAATAATCCGTGCCTGTCCACCAGATGTGGTTGACGAGATAGTAAGCGGCAATAAATCCAACAACTGCCAAAGTACCGAATACGATACGGCGGCGAATTACATACTTGCGATCCATTTTCTTAATCATCGATTCCTGCTTTCAATAGTTCAACATCTATTTTTAATGAACACCATTCGCACTCATATATTGCATCTTGCATTTCGATTAGGTGAATGATCAAACGATTAGCGAATCCACCTTTAGATCCGCACCACGCGCACATCATTCTTCGTCCTCGAACCACATTGAATCATCTTCTAAAAATAGAGCTAATGCGAAGATGCCAAAGGCAATTACTAAGCCCACAACAATCATTGACCACATTAGATTTTGCCTCCGTAATTAGTTGTGAGCATATAAGTATTGTCAGCCGTGTCGTAATAAACGCGATATGCGTATCCAAGCGATTCCAGAAAAGCCTTGATGAAAAGAACCGATGGATAATTTTCTGCCCAATATGCGCGAAGGAATGAGTAATCAATCGCTGGCGATTCTTGGATTCTGAAATCAATATCCTCAAAGCGCCCCTCTTGTTTCTGCCAATCTCGAAAAGATTCCGCCCAGTTGGTTGAATTGATTGTCAGTTGTTCAAAGTCTGCGTGTGTGATTTTCATTTTATGCCGCCCAATTCTGCAAAGCGCGAACCTTGCAAGTTTCGCAATCGCAAGGATGGTTCTTGGTGTCCACATCTAGGAAAATGTAGCGAGTTCCATATTGAACCCGTTGTCCGTTCAATTCTTGATAAACCGTGTTCTCGCTATCTGTTTGACCATCGAAATCAGCGCCGCGAAAGTTCTGCGCGATTGCATCAACTTGTTTGCCTGTTGCGTGACTTGCTGCGAAAGAAATCCAAATGCAGTTTGATGAAGATTTGCGAACCGAGAACTTGATATTTGGGAAGTTCTCCTTGAGAGCCTTGCGGATCAACTTGCCTGATTCTGTTGCTGAGATGTAGATCGTTTCCATTTTGCGCCTTCTTTCGTTTGGGAGCTTCTTGCCCTGTTAACGGAAAGATTACACTCATAGATTACGGAGGTCAACCACCTAGAGCAAAAAGTTTGATATCCGCGCCCGGCGTGTCCGAATAGACTTTTTGGGCTTTTATGTCTATTACCTGCGAGTCATCGATATATCCGATGCCCGTCAGAGAGTCTAAAACCGAACGGATGTACTTATCCAAGTCTGGAGCTACTGTCGGGTAGGCTCTTTTGACAGTTTTGGGCTTTTTGACTCGAAAAACGATGTCGATCCCGATTGCTCCATCTACTGGCTTTGCCCCAGCGAACCGAGCAGATAGAGCAACGGTGGAACGCCAAACTGCTAGAGCAGATCCTTGAGAGTGCAGGATATGCCCATTTATGACCTTCATCGAGCCCTGAGGCACGGGTGTGCCGTCACAACTAAACGAGATCATTGAAGAAATACTAGCGAATTAGAGCAACTGTGTCGTTTACGACCTTATGTACGACTTTCTCTCCAGCGGCTAAGTAGAAATCGTAGGTGCCCGTGTGATCAGGTCCCTCGATGTCTTTGACGATCATCTGTTCTCCGTTGATGGAAACGAGATCGCCAAATTGAACCTTGTCTGGCGTAACGATTGTCATAACTCCCCTTTCGGTTTCGTAATGCTTACGATAATCATAACAGATTACTTACGAATTACGCCGAATTTGTCCCAATAGAGCTTTAACTGATTCGGGCATTGGAATCGAATCTGAAGTGTCTAACGGCTCAAACTTAGGTGGAACTATGGTCGGCGTACTGTCCGCCTCTCTAAAACCATTTTGAGGGCGTTTTTGAGGTAGCGGGGAATCGAGCCAACGATCGCCATTGAGCCAAGTCGCGGGATGAGCAGTAAATGACGGATCGCGGTTAGGGTCTTTCGAGTATCGATCGGCACCCTCAATGATGATTTCAGGGGTAGTTTTCTTAATCGCCTTGACCCAAGCCTTCATCGCCGCGCCTTTTCCGACTTTGATCGGGTATGTGTTCCAAAATTTTTCAAACTCGGCGGTATAGATATCTTTTTTTGTATCTGTATCTGTATCTGTATATGTATGCGATTGCTCACCATCCGCTTGGCGATCGCTTAGCGAACGCTTGGCGAATGCTTGTTTTGCGCTAACGGATGCTTTCTCGGACTTCTCTCGAACCTTAGCCAAATCGTTTTCAACTCTGGCGTGAGTCCAGATGTCACCATCGATCCAGAAAAACTCAGCAAGTATTTCGCGGTTATCTTCCCACTCCTCGGGAGTCATTCGAGCTACAAAAGCAAGTCTTTCACGACTGTTATTAAGCGGTTTGCCTTGTTGCCAATAGTTCATAAGCAAAAGAATGTACGCGCCGTGTTGAGTCGCATTCAGATGAGCAGTATCGGCTAAATAATCATTCACATAAAGTTGCATATAAGGTAATGAGTTCATTGCTTCTCCATAAGTTGTTTTCCCAAATGATGTGTATAAGCAGGTGGAATTGCTTCAACCAGTTCTGACCAGATCATCCAATCGATTCCCATCGCCTCCCTAGCCTCTTCAATGCTCGTAGCAGTTCTGCCACCATAAACCATTTTTCCAGTTGTGCGATCAATACCCTTAGGGTTATCTTTCATCGCGCCATACACGCCAACAGGTCTGCCTTGCTTTTTATGACTGCAAATTGAGCCTAGCAAAGAAACATTGGACTCAAAATGACGATGACGGCGAACCTTCAATTCAAACGATGATCCACACAAAACGATCGGGTTGATTAGCGGCGCACCTGGCACATTCTCAATGATGTAAGCCCCCCCCCACGAC